AAACAGTTGTTGTCCACAAAGCCAACCTCATGGTTAACGGGCGTACTACGCTTCTAGCGTACAGCCCAAGGGGGCGTGATACAAGTTTGGAAGGCTACAACTCCACGCTGTTCAACAAAGACCCCGTACGCAATTCCGCGATGATTGCCATGCTCAATGGTGAGGTCTATTGCTCAAAACTTGAAGTCTTGGGCAAAACATCTGAGTGGGAACAAAAGCAAGGTGCTACTTTTTCTTGCTGGGCATCTATACCGCCTGAGATTGGCGAGTTTGATGGCTATATCTCAATCGGGTTTGACAAGGAACCGTCTGATCTAACCGTTGTGAAGACACGAGCAAACCTAGCAGCGACAGAGATGGCAAAGTGAGATGGCTTTGGGTATTTGCATTTATCGGAATAGCGATAGCAGCGCCTAGACAATGCAATTTGTCAGAGTTTGAGTATCGGGTAAGAACAATCCACAATCCCAGCGAAAGGCATGAATTCGCTATTTGGTGGATTACGGGATACGGCGCTCAGTGCTCAATAGACCAGATAACTTGGCTTTGGAATAACAGCCCTGATCTGATGGGGACTGCTGATACACCGCAATGGCGATACTTGTTAACTTTAGCGAGTGAGCGCAAATGAAAGTTGCTTTCCAAAACTACGGTTTTATCAATTCTCTGCGGACGATGGAGCAGGCCACCATTCGCCACCAGCAAAATCTAAAAAATCTGGAGCGAATGAATCTTGAAACGAATCAATCTGCTGAATCAAAACGAGAAACCGACCGTATGGAAGCCGCAAAGTTTGATCGAGTTCGGCAGGCAAGAGAAGCGTATCTTGGGAACGAGCTACAAAAGCTCGGACACAATGAAACAATCTATCGCGTTGACGTCAAAGTATAGGTAAAATTCGCCATCGTTTATTGCAGAGTTGAACATGGACAACCAACAGCTTTTTAACTTTGTCGTGTCAATAGCCGGGTTTTTGGCTGTGTTTGTGTTCTACCAAGTCATGCAACGTTTGCAACGCGTAGAAGACGCGCTCAACGCGCTTGAGAGGCAACTCCCGCACGACTACGTCACAAAAGACGACTACCGCGCTGACATTAAAGACATCAAAGACATCCTGCGCCAAATTTTCGACAAGCTCGACGGCAAGGCTGATAAAAGCTAAGGAACACCATGCTAGACGCTCTGTTAAACGTGGGCGGCAAGCTCATCGACAAACTCATCCCCGACCCAGAAGCCAAGGCCAAAGCTCAGTTTGAGTTGGCAAAGATGGCGCAAGAGGGCGAGCTGGCAAAGCTGGCCAATGAAGCTAAGTTGTTTGAAGTAGAGCAAAACAACATATCAGACCGCTGGAAGGCTGATATGGCTTCTGATTCATGGCTATCTAAGAACATTCGACCAATGGCTCTGATTGCTATCTTTGTGGCTTACTTTGTGTTCACAATGATGTCTGCTTTTGGCCATAACGCTCAAGAATCCTACGTTCAACTTTTAGGCCAATGGGGTCAAATCATATTTCTAGCGTACTTTGGCGGCAGGACGGTCGAAAAGCTGGCTGACATGAAGGGCAAGAAGTGATTACCGCTGAGCAACTTAAAGCATTGAACATTGGCGCTGAATGGCTTGAGCCTTTGAATGAGGCAATGCACCGTTACGAGATCAACACGCCTCTACGCATGGCGGCTTTCATTGGCCAGTGCTCGCATGAATCCGGCAACTTCAAGACCCTGCAAGAGAATCTGAATTACTCTGCTGAGGCTCTTTGCCGTGTCTGGCCATCGCGTTTCCCTAGCCTGGAAGCAGCCCAGCCCTACCACCGCAACCCCGAAAAGATCGCTAACAAGGTCTATGGCGGACGCATGGGTAATGGTACCGAGGAAACCGGTGAAGGAAGCCTCTACAAAGGCCGTGGCTTGATTCAATTGACGGGTAAGGACAACTACACCCTTTGCGGTGATGCGCTGTCTGTAGAGCTTCTACGCGAGCCTGACCTACTTCTAACGCCTAAGTACGCTGCACTGAGCGCGGCGTGGTTTTGGAATAAGCGTGGGCTAAACAAAGAAGCCGATGCGAAGGACTACACCGGCATGACCAAGAAAATCAATGGTGGCGTGATTGGTCTAGATGATCGCATCAAGCATATCAATCACGCATTAGATGTTCTTGAGGCTTGATAGGCTGGTACATACAGCCCTCTGATAAGCTAGATTCTATTGAGACAATGATAGACACTTGCTCATCAAAAATCTGAGATGGATGACGCGCCCAGCGTTTACAGTTCTTACAAAAAGAATCCGCAAACTCTGGGATGCACCGGCTAAAGTCTTCTGGAATCAACGCTCTACACCCTGCAAACGATCTGCAACGAGTTGAGCGTATCCAGCAATATCAACCCAGCTATCCACGTAGTCAGAATCCCCATTGACGATTCGAGCTATTTTGTGGCAAATCATTTCTAGAGCTTCGAGCTTGTCGGCATCAAGATCAACCTTGCTGACCTTATCCATGTGACGGTAAATAGCCTGCTTTAGCTCCTGAGCGATGGCGGCATGACTTTTGAACGTTCCGTACCGCTTACCTCGTTCTTCAAGAACCTCGGTGATGTTCATTTTGATTCCTTCACAAAAGTCCCGTCAGGCATCAAAGTTCCCTTGCGGTCTTTGATCTCGTTATACGCATCTTTGAGGCAATCAACCATGTTGATATCCTTCAGAGCGCAGTAGTTTATGAGGCACACAAGAACATCTCCAACTCCATCCTTAATCATTGGTAAGTCGTTCTTAAGCTCAGCATCAAACAACTCGCCCATTTCAGAGCCTGCCTTCATAAGCTGGGTATAAGGCTTTGCGTTTGGGATAATTTTTCGAGCCTCAGCCCACTGGATAACTTTAATTTCAACGTCTGCGTAACTCATAGGTTTCCTAAAGGGTTGGGTACTCGCTGTATCTGTGCACTAAGTTAGAGGCTTTTGATTGCAACTAGCACAGCATCCGCTTTCCCCTGTAAATCAGAAGGGGATGGAGCTTTCCATCTCGTCAAATCCGCTTGCATCTTGTTTGGGCTTGGCAGCTTGGTCTGTATTGCCTTCTTTGCGACCACCCTGCAAGGCAACCTCAATAACACGAATGTCAGTGCTAATGCGTTTCTGACCATTCTTATCGGTGTATTCACGCTGCGACACGTTCCCGCTGACTGTTACTGCTTGCCCCTTAACAAGATAAGGCGACAGCGACTGAGCGCGTTTACCAAACAGGGAGCAATTCCACCAGATGGTCATGCGGTCTTTGCCTTGGCTGTCGGCAATGGAGAAGTTTGATACTGGTTCTCCGTCTGGCAGAAAACGTACCTCAGCGTCTTTACCTAACTGGCCTGCAATGGTGATTGAGTTCATAGTTTTCCCTCGTGTTCTTCAGAAATTTGTTTGATGATTTGATCGTAAAACTTACGCGCTGCTTCTACTTTTACCTTGATTTTGTCCTCCAAAGATTTATCACGGTTGTAATGAACTCGGGTAACCCGAAGCTCAGGATTGATATGGTCTACCTTGTGAAGGTCTTGGTTTTCGTAGCCGATAAGGTGCTCAGGTGTAGACACAAGGCAGTAGTCAATCTCGAATTGGTCTACATCCCACAGCATCATGTAGGCGCGACCCTGCCATTCGTAGGTTTTATCTTCACCCTGAAAAGACAAGACGGGGAACGTGGCCAGCGACCATGAGGATTTAATGTCGTGGATTCTGCCAGGCGCTGATATGTCACATTCGCCAGTTACCCAGTCGTTTGTTTTGCGCTCGGTGTTCTTTTTGAAGTCAGTGAACAAAACAGAGTTGAGAAGCTCAATAGACTTATCCTCTACCAAGATGCCCTTTTCCATGTATTTGTTGCTGATTCGCTCGTCATAGCCATAGACAAACTCTTTTGCGAGCTTGATAACGGCTGTCTTAGCACCGACAGAAAGCGCCTCGTCTTTGCCCTTCGGGTCGGTCATGATCTCAGCGAGGGATGATGCGCGAAACTTAATCATTTGCAAGCGCCTCCACCAACTTAACTTCTTGAGCCTCTGTTAGCTGGAATGTCTGACGCAGCTTGTCAGTGGTGTATTCGCCTGCTTTGATCTTTGCAATGGCTTGCAGAAGCCGCGCATCGGTCAAGGCTTCTTTCTTAGGCGCCTTGGGTTTGCTCGCTGCGTTGCCATCATCATCTTCAGGCGCGATACCGCAAGCGGCCATAAGACTGTAGCGTCGAGCATAGGTAAGCGCAGAGCCGTAGCCTTGAGGGTCATGTTTGCTGGCCGGAACAAAAATCTGTCCGCAGTTCAGCATTTCGCCTGATTCGTGGATGAATACGGTTTCAACGACAACGCCATCTGGGTTCGGGTGATTTTGCTGAATCAACGCAATCCCGTTATCGTTAAGCGCGTCAATCACAGCTTCAACGCAGGCCGCTAGATCGGCATAGCGCGATTTGAAGTGAGGGTTGGTAGAAGTCTTGAGAGCAGGGCCAAAGGCTTTTTGAGCCTTGACGAGTGCAGATGCAATGTTTTTCATTTCGTTACCTTGGTTACTGGCTCAGCAAGAAGCCACTTGTTGCCTAAAAATCTGATTGATTTAACCCACTGCCGACAATTGTGACGCTGAGTGCTAGATGGTACACCGTCAACGCAAAAAAGTCGGCGTACACGGGTGAGATAGTGTGTTTGCATAATTTGCTCTTATTAGATTTAATTACCGTTGCCGTAGCC